GATTGTTTTAAATTCTAATTCTTAAATTATTAAGCATCATTCCAACTTTGAGAGTGAGATTATTTTTCGTTCAGTTTCTGAGCTGATTGCCACTTAAGGCGACGGACCGTATGATAACGATCCAATTTCACAACATCAAAGTCTTAGGGGAATGACCTTTCCTAAAAGACCTATATAAATGTTAAGTGCCCCGCTTCTTCTGGCGGCGACATATACATGCACATTTCTTTTTACTAATACACTATTTCGATGGTTACACTAACTACTAAAGCCCTAATGGCCTATTCCTTAATAAACGTCTAATAACTAACATCGCTAAGCGACGGTTGGCTCATAGTAATCGCCAACAAAACTTGTGTAAGTCGTAGAGGGCGTAACTCCGTCAAGCTGTAGCGTGACGTGCTGTAAGCAAACTGGGGGGATCCCCGAGAATACTCCAGCGCGAGCATGGTCTCCCGGCTGCGCGAACACGTTGATGTCAATATCTGCACCCCCTTCGATAGCGTCACCGGCGAGGGTCATCACAAGGACACCACCGTATTTCGATACAGCGGTTGACGGCGTAGCGGAAACTACACCCAACGACTTTAGAGGCGACATCCACGATGTGGATATCCTTGTTGTACCAGGCGCCGCGATGACGACCATGCTAGGAGGGGTGCTCCTATGCATCGGCCATCTCACGGTGAGATCGGTCTCCTGAGTCACACTCAGGTCGGTAGGCCGAGCAGGTAGCGTGGCCAAAAGCGCGGTGATTTGCGCATAGTTGGGAAGAGCAGAAGTTACCTCCTGAATCCCATCTGTGAGAAATTCACCGAAATTTTGGGCCGCTACCATCTGTACAACAAGATATCCTTTCCATCCGGCATTGGTGCTCTTGACGTTGATGTCATAAACAACACTGCCTTTCCAAAGCGCATAAAAATCTGCTATGCGCGATGACTGGGAAGTCGTCTCGTAGGCTTCGGTATGGTCGCCATTGAACACAATTTGTTGGTCGAAAGGACCGTCGACTTTCATGAGGTACTGTTTGGGCAGTGCACTCGAAAGGACAGTTCTTACAGAACCGAGGGCAGCCTGTTTAATCCACAGCTGCTTCAAGTTGTAGTACCTGCCTCGAGAGACAGGAACCTCAGTTCTATTTACAGTGGGCGCAGCCTGCGCTTCAGCTTGTGTTTGTGGGTCGGTCGATTGAATCGCCGCTTCAGTCTCAGCGAGAGCACTAAACGGCGGTCTTGTCTTACCTGCAGCAAAATTCTTACTATTACTACTAACCTTAGCCTTCAAATCCTTTGTTTTACGGGCTCCGTACGCGATTTTCTTCGCACGGAGCGAGGCGACACCGAGAGCTCTTGAGAGAGGACTCAGTCCAATAGATGGAATATTGTCGCGATATTCCATTGCATCCGAACTCATCCACAAATTAATGCTGACTGCGTTCGTGTATCCACCAGGGCTGGCAATCGGTGCCGACGAGTAGACAAAAACTTGACCCAACTGTAGCTGGTCCTTACCTATAGAGCATTGAGCTTCCATATAAGGTCCGAACCAACTGTTAAGCCAGTCATAGGCTGTTAAAAAGTCTATGTCAAAGAAGATTTCTCTGTTTGTGTCTGAAAAGTCGAAGTCGATATGCTTAAGCGATGTTGCGGCCGAGAATGTCGGGGCCGATCCATGGTAGCCATACGCGAGCACAAGCATCATCTGACCTGTGAATTCTTTCGGTGCAACAACTTGGATGCGGAACTTCAATTTCCCGCGCCAGTATCGGAACATGGCAGAGATAGCTTCCAGCGGTGACAGGTATACGGTCGTTGCTGGGTATGTCAGACTCTTTAACACCTGGAAGGGCGTCATCGGAATCGTGAACAAAAGCGTCCCTGGCGATGCTGCATCTGGCCACGAGTACTGCGCTAGTAAAGCCATGCGTGAGATCAGATAATGAATATCCATCTCGTCTACGTCGGTGTCAAAATCGCGTGGCTGCGGCATGATGTCAATAGCGGCGAAATCTCCAGTCTGCTCCACGAAGTCTGCTCCGTCAACAGTAGCTCTGATGAGCCTACCATTACGGGTGTACATTGGCGGTACGGTGGTGTTGGGTTGGTCGAGCACTTTGTCGTGTCCGGCCTCCGGTGCGCGCTGACCATAAGCGGTCTTATTGTCAGCACTTCCCTTGCCGCTGACGGCGGCAGAGGCTTTCTGATCGAGGCTTCCCTTGGCCTTGAACGAGTCCGAACTAAAGTTGTAAATGTTTTGCGTAACATTTCCTCCAGCTTGAGTATGCGGGCTCGCAGTGTCTCCCTTAGCTTCTGACGAGACAATGGCTCCTTCCGTCTCTGCTATCGCCATGATAGCGTTGGTGTTGGGCAGGCAAGCTTCAACATCCTCCCAGTGAACTGAAACACGAATCACTGCTGAAGATGCACTTCCTGTTTGGGTGACCAAGCTGGTGAACACGTCAAGAAAGACTGTTCCAGACAGCGGATCGAAGTTGGTCCAGAAATTGACCTGGTGCCTGAAGGGCACCCGCAACATACACGCGGCGTTGTTGCTGTAATCAATCAAGACGTGGTCAAGCGCCGTTGATTGCTTGAGGTCTAACCGCCCGGTGGCGGCCCTCGCGAAAGGAACAAAATACGCAATGGCAAGTCCAGATTTCCAACCAGTGGAAACCATTTGGAATGTCATCACGAGAGTGCCCTTCCAGAACACGTTGTTGGCCTTGATGAGGTTCATCTGCGCTTTCACGACTTCGGAGGGGATCTCCCAAGCCTGTAAGCCAGTGTTAGGTGCCGCTGCGGGCGACACGGTGATGTAGGCAAGTTGGACTTCCTTCATCGCCCACCTCTCGAGTGAGGTCTCTTCGTGCTTCATCATAGGCGGTTGCACCGTACTAACTGCTCCATCGGAGTGAACAGGGGCTTCATCTGTGACCGAAATCACATCAGCTTCTGTCTCAACAATTTCAAAGTCGTCGGGTGCCAGGTGGCGGCCACGGATAGGTTCGAGAATCTCTCCGTAGCGGCACAATAGTTCATCATACGATACAAGGGCCTGCCTCGTACCGAACGGAACCACTTCGGCCAATTTAGCTCTGATGACGTCAAAGCTAGGATAGCCAGGCGTGTGCGCTGCCTTGTGCCCATAAAAGAACACCTCCTGCAGAAACGAATTGCAAGCGTTCAGGAAATCCTCTTCGGACTTTCCCTTACACCAGTAAATCGAGTCTTTGAACTTGCCCCAGTTAACGAGTGGAACATACGCTCGGAGTTCAGGAGACCACGCGGTCTTCGCCTTGAGGAACTCACGCTCAAGTGCGGGGAAGAGCTCACCAACTTCATCTATAGGTTTGCTCTTATCCGCAGGGGTAATTTGGATGTTGTACCCCGCCAACGCCTTCCTCACGGTTTGGAAGTTGTAGAATGGACGGCTCTCCACAGCCACATCGTTCACATTATCATCTCCGTACAAGATCAGATTAACCTGCTGACAGAAGTCTGCTGGTGTAACCTTAACCCCGTACTCTTCGGCACATTTCATGTACATGCCCGCAAGAAGGATCAGATTGTAAACGGTGTTCAAAGGAGCAGTAACTGGCACACCCGATGGCATACCACGCGTCTTCAACCACATATTGCAACGCCAAACAACCCAATTGGTAACTGTAGCCCTTGCGAGCTCCAGTCGCGCTTGGTTGTCTGCTTCACATCTTCCACCCTGGTCGTACCAGGCGTTTGCAACTTGCGCTGCGGCCCTAGCCGCTTCCGGCCCGTAGATCGCTTCATAGTTTTTATAATCAGCGTCCCACGTGGTCGGGTTTTCCGTGTCACCTTTCAGATGACGAATGGCCTTCTTCACAAGGTCATCCCACTCCCTACTGCATTTGTCGATGCCAATAGCGGATGGAGTGCGGCCGAATGAGCGAGTGATGTGCTCGCAAAAAGCTCCGTAGTACTTCCTTATCAGCTGTACATACGGCATCGGCAACTTTTCGAACGTGCGGATTTGACCCGCGAGAATCTTCTCAAGCTTCTCTCGCGAATCCTTCAGATCGGGTGCGATAATCACCGGGGGGGTGTTACCACTCAAAAACAGGTCTTCGAAAACTCGGTAGTTCTTAGCAAAATCTCTCTTCATCCTCCACTTCCCATCGTCTCTCTTCTCATATAGATCTTTTCTTCCTTGACCTCGGCTAACAAAAGGATAGCCAGGCGACTTGGTCATGTCGAGGCCGGGTGCCCCATCAAAACCATTTATCACTTCATCGTCGGTGAGCAAACGGGTCGGAACTCCCGTGTTTACCAGCAAAAGGCGCTTGGCAACCACGATTCCAAATTTCAGATACTTCTCTTCCACAGGGTGTCGAATAACGAGATGCTTCTCTTCCTGCTCTAAAACCATTTGAGGTAGTTTTCGAGTGATGGCACTGACAGGCTCTCCGTAGAGTCCGTACGCTGGCGTCTTCCTGTAGGCAGTCGCACAATTCGGATTGTGCGGCACGTTGACACTGTAAAACCCAGCAGTGTTTCCACTCATGGGCATATTGTCTCCAGGCTCAGCCTTCCCTTCGGCGATCATTGACGGGTAGAAAGTCGGCATCTTCTCAACTGCTGCTTCAAGCTCCATGAATTGGGCTGTCGGATGTAGCGAATCCAACCACTCCCGAGACACGGGCTGACAGATCGAACGTTGTGCATAGTAGGCGGTGTGAATGCCTATAATACACTCAGGGTGCGCGTCCAACATCACTGCCGAACCACACTCTCCCTTACTGCGTAGCGTTGAGCACTTGTACTCTATCGGGCGATAGAAACAAACATCTTCATCTCCTCCCATCTTACCATCGTAGGTTCCCATGTACTCGCCCGTATGCGAAACGGCGGTACAATCAGTTCGTAGGGCGTGGCGCACTAAAGGCGCACCAGGCCTCAGATCACGAATAACGGCATCAGGCGCAAAACGGCGGCGAATGTTACGACACGACGGTATCGACGTGTTCAGATCATAAACACAAACGTCAGATACATATCCTTCAATCAGATCATAATGTAAACGTGTAGTAGAAAAGCGTTCTGTAAAAGTATAACTAGTTCCCAATGTAAGATTGGGAAACGTAAAAGTAAGCAGATCATCCTCTTTCACCTTCAACTTCTTAAGGAAGTAGTGAGTGTTGAGCAAAACGTGACGATCGTCAATGGCTATACAATTCATGACAACGGTCTCGTCTCCAGCAATAGGTCGTGAGATCTTAGCAGTCTGTTTGAAGACTCTTTCAGATGGATCTTCGTTCTTCAGGACGTCGGCCTCAGTTTGAGCGGTGGCCTTCTCCTTCTCCTTCTTCGAGGTGATGGTGCGCATGCGTTGCGTCCCAGACTCTAACTCCGGTTCAGATCGATTCCAATACCAAATAGCGAAAAGCCCTCCTAGTGCGACGAGCAAACCTCCGGACAAGATCCAGTAGCAAGCGCTCGACAAAAATGTGCTCTCTCCAGCAGGGATCGGAGCACCAGGGGGGATCGGTATGGGCGGCATAGGAGCCCCATCTTTCGGTTCTTCAATAGGCTCATTACGTGATAACTTAACTAAATCTAAAGCGTTCTTAACGTAGACACGACGACGAGCGGCTATTCCGCTAGCCATCGTACTATGAATTTCTCTGGCCTTAAGTACATACTTCAGGAACTCGGGCAACAACATCGTGGACGGTGCATCTTTACCATCAAGTTGGTAGTACTGACTCATGTCAGTATTCACTGCGCCGGTGGGGCGCATGACAAGATGACCATCCTTACGAGGGGTTACTCGGGGAACGAAGCATATCTCTATATGTTCCATCTTTTCGACGGCTAATCTATCTGCAACTCCTTGAGGCGACATATCGGCTTTGACAGCGGCCATAGTCTTCTCGGGCGACATCTTACCACCTTCGGGATCGTCACGCAAGAAGGTCTCGCGCAACCTAACCCAAACATTCACATTCCTACGACGTTCAACGGCGGCGATATTGAGCGCTCCTTTGACATCGTTCAGGCACGGAAAGTTACTGGTAGTAACCATCGAATGGAAGTTGGCAACTTGACCCTTGTCTTTCTCGAAGGCTCCTCGGGGATAGAAGGGGAGCGAATTGCAAATAGCCAGTATATTGGCACACATATTTGCATTTCGCTGCTCTGTATCAGCCCAAAGGTCATCGATAAGACAGACGGTCTTACGCGGTGTCAAGTTGTTCCAGTAGTCGTCTGAATCCCTAATGTAAAGAGCTTGCGTATCAGCTGTCCATGCGTTCGCATCTGACCCAGTTAGGTAACTGGCCAGGTACGAACCCATCACAGACTTGCCTACGCAAGGCTCTCCAGAAATAGAGACCCAAAACGTTTCCTTACCTTGTTCATCGAATGCCACGCTAGCCGTGTATTCGTCAGCCTTAGACTTAAGTTCTCTAACAGCGACCAGGAAAGT